CCTTGAGAAGCTAATAATGCCCAATTTGCTGTATCTAAACTTGGATCAGTTGTACCTGATGTTGCATTAATACAAAAATAAGAAGCTCCACCATAACCTACTGCGTCATCTGCAACATAAGAATTACCTGATACCCATGCACCTTGCCAATCTAAACCTGCTGGTCCAACTGGTCCTGGTAAACCATTTGCGCCTGTAGCACCTGTTAATCCTATTGGTCCTGCAGGTCCTGCTGGTCCTGGACCAAATTGATTTGCAAAATCTTGAACAGTGATTGCTCCAGTTAAGTAACTATCATCTCTTCTATTATCTTTAAGACCTACTGGTAAAAGTGTTTTGCTTGGATCTACAGTAGTAACTTGTCTACCTCCTTTAATCCAGCTTATAAAATTTAAAATATCCATGATTTTATTTGCTTATTATTTGTTATGAGTAAACTCTTATTTCTATTGATACGTTTTTAAAATTGTCTTGTTGTACAAAGGAAGTATTAAAATTTTTAACAATTATAGCATTATTTTGAGGAACTCCCATACTTGTATTATTATTTGCATATAATGGAACATTATTATTTAAACCACTTCCGATAAATACAAATGTTTTACCAACAATAAAAGGACCATTACTTGGAAAAGATGGTAATGATAATCTATATTGTCCAGTTGTTGAATATTCCCAAGATAAATTTGCATCAATAGTATTCATTAATACAGTATCTGATGGATTACTTGTTCCTGATTGACTTAATATAGCTGTATATACTTTATACGGACTAAGTTGTGCAGCAAAATCTTCAACTGTAATAGCACCTGTTAAGTAACCATCATCTCTACGATTATCTTTTAAGCCAACCGGTAATAATGTTTGTGTAGGATCAACTGAAGTAACAACTCTGCCACCCTTTATCCAAGAAATAAAATTTAAAATATCCATTGCTAATGTTTTTGTATACAGTATAATATACAAAAAAATTTTCATAAAAAAAAGTCATTCTATTAAAATGACTCTTTTTAGTATAAGACTCTTGTAACGGGTCCACCCCCATTAGGAGCATCTCTGAAGATATTCCCCCATTAGGCTCATCCCGTAGGATAAGCCCTCTTTAGGTGCACCCGGTACAAAAGTGTTATATTGCACCTGTAATTTTATTTACATAACTTGTAGTAAATGTAAGTGTAGTTAATGCTGAATTTAGATCAGTATTAAACTTTAATGCTACATTTTCACTCATTGGACCAATTAAAAATGGCGCGTCTGGTGTAGCATTTGGGTTATCAATAACTATTGCAAATCTAAATATAGTTTTCATTTTAGATGCTCTCACATCTCTATTTGATGTAGGATACATAAGAGATTTACCAGCTTGAAACATTTTAACATAAAAACCATTAATACTTCCATCAGCTCCAACTGCAGTAGTAGGAACTGGAAAATCTGTTGCAGTTGATTGTCTAGCAGTATTAGCATTTTGATCACAATACATTACCCATTGATATGGATTTAAATCAGCAAGATTAAAATACTTATAAGGCACTGTTGTAGGTAATAAAAATTCTGTATTGCGAATTAATGGATCAGGTGCAGAGTACATAAATTCAACAATTTTTTGACTTCCTGTCCACCATCTTCCACCAGGTTGAATTCCTGCTGTATTTGTAGGATGTACAAATCCTGAAGGTTTACGTGTTGTACTAAAATTTTTACGGATTGTTCTTTTTTTTCTAACTCTATATAAAAAGATTCTAGGATTAAGTTTTTTCCATGCATCTGATTGATAAAAATCAAGAGAGAAAGTTACATCTCCATTAACGGCTCTAGCAATTAATTTAGGAATCTCAATACTTACTCCTAGCTCATTAGAAAAGTCTGTAACAGAAATGCCACCAGTTAAGTACTTATCATCTCGTCTATTATCTCTTACTCCTACTGGTATTAAAGTAGTGTCTTTATTCACATTAGTAAACTTTCTACCACTTTTAATCCAGGATATGAAATTTAATATATCCATCTTCTTTTTATCTATAATACAATATACAAAAAATATTTGATATAAAAAAATCCTCAGCCTGTAAACTGAGGATTAAATTTTCTAGCTAAATGAGGTAACAAATACTAGAATACTTTTATGCACATAGATAGCCTACTGTGAACACTGTTATAATAATTAAAGCTATAGCAACATTACTCATAAATCTTGCTTCCGGATCTTCTTCCCACATATGTTTTTGTGGATTATAGACAGGCTTAGTTAAACTTATTGAAGCTGCCCAAAGAGTAATTACTAGTATCACTGCTATGAACCATCCTATTGCTTTAATAATTATCATAGTGAATCAATTCTTTTTTGTAAATATACTAAAGCTTTTTGTAAATCTTCTTTTTCTTTAGATTTATTTTTTTTACCAGCTCTAGCAACATACTTAATTACATTACCTAAGTAAAAATCTTTATCTAACTCCCAAGCTTCCAGTACGTTAAATACTTCATACACGTTACCTGCACCGCCATAATGAGAAGGTCTTGTTGCATCTTCTGCCTTACCTTTCATTTCATCATACTGCTCACATAACAATTGAGGTTCTTCTGTACTAGTAGATACATATTGAAAGTCTTCATGGTTAGTATTTATCTTACCCACTATCATCTTACCAAATAATTACAACATCCATTTCATTAAGTACAAACTTCATTGTACCTTCAATTTCAAGTCTTTCAACAGTCTCTAAGTTCAAAGCTGATGTACGGATATAAACCTGATCTCCAGCTTTTACATCTTCTACTTTGTCTCCAACTGCATACACTACCAACTTATTCCACAACTTAATTGTTTCTTTCATGATGTGCTCTTCATCTTTTTCAGATAACTGAATAGCTGATTCTTTTCTTACCGGTACTTCAACTAAGATAGTACGGCCTCTTAATGCTTTAAATTCTGACATAATTAATTTTTAAATGTGATTACTTTTACTGCTGCCATTTGTGCACTTACTAGTTCTCCTACTGCATGGTCAAATAACAAACTCTTAATCGGAGATTTTCCGTCTTGCTCATAGGTTTCTAACATAATATTAGCTACTTCAGCCATTAGGCTTTTTACTTTAGCTACCTTGTCATCATTTGAAGGATTGAATTCAATCCCTACTAATAACTCTCCAAAAGATAATATCTTTGTTTCTTTAAATCCTACTGCTTCTGCAGTTTCATTTACATTTGTGTTCTCTTCCATTATACTACTGTTTCATATGTTAACATAAATATATCTTCTCGGCAAGGATAAAACTCACCCTTTACCCCTCTGATAATATAATCTCCTACTGAAGCTGTCATGTCTCCTTCTAGAGTTACAACAACTAAATTGTTTGCCTCACCTTTGCTAAAGCATCTTTCACAAAAACCTAACATTTCAGTTAAGTTATCACCTGTCCATTGTTTTGCTTGAATGACTACAGGTTTTTTTCTATAGAACTTAGGCATAAAATTCGGCATCATATTGAGTTGTATCCTTCTTAACTGGAATAACAGACTGATCTCTTAACAAGTCAAATTTAATTTGTTCTAAGATTCCTATTAGGATCGTTGCGGGCATGCTAACTTTGTCTAAGCCCATTTCAATTTCAATTCCTTGATCTTCATATACATGAATGGCAAGGATGGTTGTTTTTTCTGACATACTTATTTGGTTTTTAGTTTGAGGTACAGATAGGATTCGAACCTATGGCTTTACAGTTTTGCAGACTGTTGCTTTAGACCACTCAGCCACTGTACCTTATTTGAGACAAATATAAACTTTTTTTCTATATAAACAAAAATCCCCAGAATATTTTCCAGGGATCTTCCTTACCTAAGCTTAGCAAAAATTTTCATCAATACAAATATAATCTTTTTCTAATAACTTTAATTTATCAGATCTTTTTTTTATAACTTTTGCTGGAGTCCCAACTAATATATTGTAAGGTTTAAAGCTTTTTGTAATCAAACAATTACTTCCTGCAGCCACTCCTTCTTGT